AATCTATGATTTATTTTTGCACAAATCAACACCGAAACTATATGAACAAGGAAACAGCACTCAACATCTTAATAGAATGGCAAAAATGGTGCAGAGAGTGTCCCCCTTATGACGGTGACACCCCACAAACGCACCGAAGTATGCCGTTTTCTCCAAGGGAATTAGGAATCGCCCTTGATATTGCAATAGATAACCTTAAAATACATATTAACGATGGCGGAAAAAGGACACCGAAAGCAACTGCATGACTACGACTCAGAGAATTTTTATCTCGCAATCGAGGCTCTTGCTACACGCGGATATTACGACAAAGAAATAGCCGACGAGTTGGGGCTTGACCCTGATGTTTTTTCCACTATGAAAGTTGGTCGTTATCGTGGTTGGGATAAAGAACAAAACGAAACACGTTCAAAACGCATTAAGGAAACACTTAACAAGGCAAGACGTAAAACCAACAGCCTTGTCCGTTCAACGTTTCTCAAAATGGCGTTAGGCGCAAAAAAAGTTATCAACGTTACACGCCGTTATATTGAGGATAGGTGTGAATGTGGCGGTCAAGACCCGATGTGCCCGTATTGTGGCGGAACGGGCAAGGTTGTAACTCAAAAGGCGATAGTTCAAGAAACCGAGGTAGAATGTCCGCCAAATATGCAAGCGTTAGGCTTGTGGCTGCACCACCACGACCCCGAATGGGTAGCAACGGAAAGCGGAGCAACCGAAACGCAAGATGTTGCCGAAACTCACAAAGGTATTAATATTGCCGAGTGGATTTCTGCAATGACTAAGGATAAAGAACTGAAAAAGGAAAGCGAAAAAGAAAACGCCAATAATGAATAAAAAAAGGGGGCAGGTCGTTAAGTCGGTCTGCCCTATTTTTTTAGTTTTCGTAGATGTTGCCGATTACCTCGGCTACATCAATATCTTTGCCGTCGGTTAAAAACGGAAATTCGTTGAGATTTGTTAAATATTTATAAGCCTCTTCGATAGGTTGATTAGCAAAAGACGGAAAAACATCTTTTGACAAGAGTTCTAACGGCATATTTGCATTTTCTTGTTCGTTAGAATCAAAATAAACGCTAAAAATACCGTTTTTGAAACGTACAATACCGGTTATCTCCTCGATATACTCCTCCGGCTCATCTTCCCACATATCACGGCTACAATCGTTAACTTGGTAAAACCTTATTTTGTCGCCCTCGTATATGGATTTGCCGTTTTTGTCGTTGATTGTGGAATATTGCCCCACTGTTTCGTGATTAACCTCTACAAAGTCCTGCAACTTAGTAGTGTCGGTTTTCGGTATTATACAAGTGGAGTTCGGCAGATTTACAAGGCTACCAAACACCCACTGCTTTGTGTCTATTCTTTGCGCCCTAAATAAATATTCTTTCATATCGTTTAATGAGTTTCGTACATTTTTGTTTCACCACCTTGGGTAATATTCCTAAATGTTTTTCCACAAGAGGTACATTCGTAATTTGTCCACGAAGAAGGTTCTCTATCAAACCATCCGCTGTCTTCACCGTTACCTGTTTCCTCCACAGTACGTTTTCCGCAAAAAGGACAGCGTTTGAACCACGCATGCCATTTTATATGTACAAGTACACATACAAAAGACCCTACACAATCAAGTACTATAATGACTTCATTACCGTCTTGTCTTTTCCCATATAGAGATACAAGGTACAAGATACCGAAAATAGCCTGAATCAAAATCAGGTTTAAAATAAACTTTTTCATATTAATATATATTTATGTGTTATGTTATGTTATTTTATTGGATAAGTGAAAATATCTCCTAAAATAGTAATATGTTGTAAGGCGGTTAGCATAACCGTACACACACTGCCGTCGAGTGGTTCGGCAAGGAACGCAGCCGTTTCGTCGTCCCAACGTATTTTATATTTAACCGTTTTTGAGTGCTCAACGATTGGCGGCGTGAATGTAGCGGAAATAACATCACCCTCGTAGAGTTCTTGACCGCTTGGCAAGATTGTTATAAACTCGCATAACGTTTTTTCGTCAATCTCAACAAAAGAGCCGACGGTTTTTAACATGTGCGCCATACGGCGTGTTCCGTCTTTGTCTGTAATAAGGCAATAGACATAATTGCCGTATACCCACTGACCGCGATACATTGCACGGTGTTTTATTAGTTTCATAACGGAATTACCTCTGTTTGTTCTGATAGGGTTAAAAATTGGTTTGTACGTAGGTTGCGGCAAACAGCACCATCGCCGCACCAATCTTCAAGAAGGTAGGTGTCCCCGTCGTAACGGAATAAAACGCCGTAGTCTAAATCGTCAATTAATGTTATCATAGTTTTACTATTTTGTTTTGTCTTATTGTATAGCCGTTTGCTTTTAGTTTTGCCCAAAATAGGGCGGTTTGTTCGGGGGTTGCGGCAATAAGACGATAATAATCGTTTAAATGCTCGTAAAAACGCCCCTCAACATCGGCAAACTTAGGAATTTCATTGTCCATGAAAAGGAACACATAGGGTTCGTTATATTTGACATGCCAATACACATTACCGCTTACCATTTTAAGGTAAGTCACTTTGCCGTTGTGGTAAGGCTCTGTGTAGATAGAGGAACTATTATCAAAACGCTCTTTTTTTTTAATTACTTTTCTCATAGTTCGTTGAGTTTGTCGGGGTTGTCGTGAATGTTGCCGATAACGGTAAAACTTGCAAATTTAAGGATTTCACCCAAGGGGGCATGGGAACGTTCTGAATCAGTGTTAGTTTTGGTATTGATAAAAAAATAGCCGTTTGAGTGCCACGTAACCACACCACCGAAACCCGCTGTTGTGCGTAATATATCACCCTCAAAAATTTTGTTGCCGTTCTGGTCCAAAAGCCCTGTATACTCGCCCACCGTGGAATCTTTTACTGCGTGTTTTTGCGTTAGGCAAAACCATCCGCCGTTGGTAATTGGACTTCCTAAAATCCATGATTTGTGGGCATGTCCACCTCGCCATGTTTGCGTGCTTTCGGCAAGGAAGCCGTAAACCCACACGCCATCGGTGCGCTGACCTCGAAATAAATGTTCTCTATTCATTTTTAATAAGTTTTAAGCCCTCTAAGATTGCGGCATTAACAGCCGCGTCATAGGAGCGGAATGTTTTATCACAAATTTTTAAATTTTGTCCGTTTTTCGGTGCTTATTTTAACATTATATCCATGCTCATAACTTACTATTTTATTGTTTCATAGTTGATTTTTTTTGACATTTTGTTGCAAATTGTATTTTCAATTCTTTGTGCAACGTCGTAAACAGACTCGTTGTCGTCGGGTGCAAGTTCAAAAAACGCCTTAGACGACATTTCTACTGCCTTTTTGAGAGTGTCAAACTCAATCAAAAAAGACTGAATGTGGCGCGTAAATGTTACTTTGCCACCTTTATAATAGTAGCGTTTTGTAGAGTTGTTGCAGATAAGGCTTTTTAACAACTCTTTAACCTTTTTGGTTCTCGCTATGCTGTATTTTGCCATAATTGTTAAATTTAATTGGGTTATTATTATATTTGCTATTTCTATTATTTATAACGCAAAGATAAATATAAATGTTACAACTAACAAAATAAAAAGTGTTAAAAAATGTTAAAACAGATAAACTTTTTTTGTCGCTCTGAATGATTTATTTTTGCAATATTCAAATTAACACAATATATAATATGATACAATTAGCAGATTGTTACTACCCAATGTACGAGGATAACGACAAAATGATAATCCTCGTAACGGGCGGACGTGGTTGCGAAACACCAACCCAAGAAATCGTAATGGCTGACCTTTCCGTAAAAATGATTAAGGACATCAAAGTCGGCGATTTGGTTATGGGCGACGACGGCACACCACGAAAGGTTCTCGGCACAATGCACGGAACGGGTATGATGTACAAGGTGCATCAATCTAACGCAGAAGATTATTTTGTTAACGAAAGCCATATTTTGACGGTTTCGGACGGCAAAACAGTAAAAGATATAAATGTTATCGACTATATGAATAACCCCACTATAAACGGAAAATACAAGGGGTTCAAAGTGGTTAACCTAACTAATAAGAAATCAACTGTTGTTTGTGCTTATTCCGATTTGACTATCACCGAAAACGGCATTGGTGAGTGGTGCGGCATATCGTTGGACGGAAACCAACGATATATCCACTCTGACGGCACAGTAACACATAACAGCGGTAAATCCTTTTCCACAGGTACTTTTATTGAACGCCTAACTTTCGAGGCGTTTCCAAAACACGACAACCCAGACGAAACAATAACACATACTATCCTTTACACTCGTTACACAATGGTATCCGCCGCTATTTCCGTTATCCCCGAAATGTTGGAGAAAATCGACTTGGACGGCGTGTCTAAATACTTTAAGACAACGCGCAGCGACGTTCAAAACCTTATGACGGGGGCAAAAATTATGTTTAGAGGTATTCACACATCAAGCGGAAACCAAACGGCAAAACTCAAATCTATTCACGGTATCACTACCTTTGTGGTAGATGAGGCAGAGGAATGGACATCAGAGGAGGAGTTCGACAAAATAATGCTATCTATCCGACAAAAAGGCATACGAAACCGCGTTATTATCATTATGAACCCCACAGATAGCAACCACTTTGTATATCGTCGGTTTATCAAAGATACCCACAAAATAGTGGAATATGACGGCGTACCCGTACAAATCAGCACACACCCCGACGTTTTACATATCCACACCACCTACCTTGACAATATCGACAATCTAAGCGAAGATTTTATTAGGCAAACAAAGGGAATGAAAGAGGATAAGCCCGAAAAATACGCGCATACGGTAATGGGGCAATGGGCAGACGTTGCCGAGGGTGCTGTATTCAAGAAATGGGGTATTGTTGACAAGTTCCCTGACGAGGCACGGAAGGTGGCTTTGGCTATTGACTTTGGTTTCGTAT